AAAAAAATTTTTATTTTAAAAAAATTACAAAAAACATAAAAGAAAAAAAAAAAAAAAAAAAAAAAATAAAAAGTAAAAAAAAAATAATTGGGAGAGGTAGAAATAAAGGTCTCTCCCACTGGTATTTCCACTAAAAACCCTCTTTCTAAATTGCGCAATTTTGAAAATATATATACCCCAAAAAAAAATTGAAAAAAATTTTGACAGATAGAATAGGTATAATAAAGATGACTGAACTAACTATTCAAGTGATTACTGCTGAGGAGGGAAATGCTTTGTTGTATGGAAAAGATGATATTTTATATAGTTGTATGAAATCTTATTGCGATAAGAAATCATTAACAAAACTGAAAAAGGAACTGGGTATTGAGAGCAGACGCAGAATAAAGTATGTAATCGCTCACACAAAAGACCATCCTGATTTCAAGTGTAGGCAGAATAAAAGAATTAAATATAAGGATGGTGTCCTTTGCGATAAGACTTGGGAGGGCGCTACAACTATGGATATACCATCACATATTATTTGTAATAGTGTAATGTATGAAACCTATCATCCATACGGCGATATATTTATCGCATTAGAGAATGACCCTAAAGAAAAACAAAAAGAGAAAGAAATGAAAAAAATGAAAAAACAAATTAATGAAAGAATAAAAAAAATTACTGAAATAGAAAAATTAAAAGAAATGTTAGACGCCTAACCTACTATATAATTAATAATAAATTCATATTTTTTTTGTATATATATTTTTAATTAGAGCAATTTTGAGAATATATATAATTGATTTTATACACTCAAATAAAAAATTTTAAGTAATTGAAAAAATTGATATTCAAAAAAAAAAATTGAAATCTTTTTTGACAAAAAGAAAATGTATATTCCCAAGGGAAACACTCGCAATCAATCGCAATCAAAATGTCAGTCTATATGTCAGTTTTCAAAAAAGTCAGTATCAATTTTCCTTATCATACATCCAAAGACAAATTCTTTGAACTCTTAGACGCTCTTGTTGAGGAGATTAAGAAAACCGCCACTGCGGATGATGTCTATTGGGAAATGAAAAAGGTTGAGGGATTGATAATGGAGAACAGGGTGAATGGAGAAATCACCCAATTTGTTCTTGAAAAGGTTTGTAGGATTATGAAATTTGAATTGCGAGACTTCATCATAAGTTGGTTCGCAAACATTCATTTCTTAATAAAACACAAATATAGGAATGCCGAATTGTCAGGAGACGATTACGCATTTGTCATAAGTTTTCCTGATACAGAGGAGGAGAACACATTAGAGCAGACTATGAAACTCGCCAAAAGTCTCCGCAAAGACCATAAAAAGCGTCTAAAAGTGTGTGGAGTGTGTGCTGAACCAGCAGACAAGTTGTGTGTGATTTGTAAGTCAATTTATTATTGCTGTAGAGAACATCAAAAACAAGACTGGAAACGACATAAAAAAGAGTGTGGAGATGCCTAAGGTAATGTATCACTAATAAATCTAACCGACTAACCCATTTTTTTTTTGTATATATTCTTTAAAAAGCGCAATTTAAAGAATATATAAAAAAATTAAGTTATTCAATTTCTCATATACAGAAAAAAAATTGAAATCTTTTTTGATAATAATAAAAGGTATATATACAAGAGAGATGTCGCATCAAGTATTAACAGCAACTTTCAATTCGTATGTTGAATTCGTCATTCCCAAGGGGATTGATTTGAATGATACAACAAAGGTAAAAGGTTATTGGGTAAGGTATGGAACATTACATATTGAGTTTGTTGATGGAACAAAACAAGAAATAAGTGGTGATGAACCCTCTACTGAATGGAAAACACCCACAGAAACAGAAATAAATGAGGTGGATGATAGTGATGATGAGGAGGAGGAGGAGGAGGACTAATCGTTCTTTACATAAGTGTCTAACATATTACTTGAACTACCCATCTCTCCCATTACTTTAGCAATTTCTTTATTTTTAGCAATCGTATCACCAAATTTATTTGTAAGGTAAGTATGCCTCATTTGGTTAGTAGATATTTTTTTATCGCCAAATATTTTATTGAACCGCTGATTGAGTTTAACATTTGTCAGTTTATTCATATTACTATCAAACAAGAGATACTTGGTAGGATTAACAGAAATCCATTTCTTTATTATGCTCAAAAGTGGTTTTGGAACAACTAATTCTTGCTTACCATAAAACTTAGCAGTCTTATAAGAGTTGAATATCATTTTGTTTTTATCCAAATAATTCTCTGTTTCTTTGTCAGGGTTCTTAATAACAAAATCGCAGTAGTCCTTAGAACGCCTCACAGGTATTCCGCATACACCACCAAGCAAACATAAAATAATAAAATTTTGTATTTGTTGTAAGTCAGCAGGTTTCAAGTCTTTCTTTTTGTATAGTAAATCAGCATTCTTTTTTAAATCGTTAAATACCTCTTGGACTTGACTTGTATTAACCCAGTTCTCCTCTTGGGTTTCACTTTTCTCTTGCTTGCCTATTTCTTTGTTATAGTCTTTGATGTCATCAAGCATAAGGTCTTTATACTTTTTATTATCATCTGTAATAATAACAAGAGCAGATAAAATTGTTTTGCGCTTATTAGGCGGTAAATCTTTTAGGTGTTCTAAAATTTTATCTGTCTCCTCAAACTTTTTAAAATCTATATCACTACTATCAAAGACTTTCTTATAAAGGTTCTTGAGAATAGAGTTATAAGTAGTAATGCTTGAGGCAGATAGTTGAGGGCGACATTCCTTAATCTTTTCTTTCAAGTCCATAATATAATTAAGGTAAATATTTTATTTTTAAATATTAAACTTAATAATTCGTTTGTTTAGTAAAATATTAATATTGGTCTAATATAGTATGTCAAGGTCATTAGCAAATGATGTAAAGTTCGGCGCTGAAAATGAAATCAAGGTTATTGATATTATAAAAAATAATTGGAAAGATGAAACCATTACAAAGACATCCAATAGATTTTGTAAATACGACTTTGAGAGTGATAATTATATTTGGGAACTCAAGAGCAGGAGAAATACGAAAACTCAATATCCTACAACTATTATACCGGAACATAAATTAATAGATACTCCTAAAGAATATTTCTTTGTATTTTATTTTAATAATAATATCTGTTCTTATATAAAATATGATAAAGAATTATTTGAAACCTTTAAAAGAAAAAATGTTAGATGTTTTAGGCAAGGAGGAAATCCAAATCCTGTTCCTCATATTGAAATACCTATTCATTTGTTGGTGGATATATAAAAAAAATTGAAATGTATTTTATATTTTTTTTATTTAGTATATATATAAAATGACAAAATGGACTGATTTTATAAAAGAATATGCTAAACAAAAAGGATTATCTTATGGGTGTGCTTTAAGCGACCCAAATTGTAGTGCCTCTTATAGGCAATCCAAAGGATTATCACCAAAAGAAAAAAAAGCAGTTAAACAACCTGAAATAGTATTAGAAACTACAAAAATAAAAAATCCTTATAAAAAAAAAAAAGAATTAAAAAGTAAATTTAATACAGAAGGTGAATATGAAATTTCACAATTTGATAAATATGATATTACAAAATTTCAATTTCAATATTTTACAATAAGATATACATTAGATTTATACCAAAAATATTTAGATGAAGGTGATTTATTTAATCAAGAACATTATATAAATCAATTCAAAAAAATAATTAATATTTGTAATGTTTTATATAATATATTATATCCATTATCCAAAAAATTTATTTTATTTTGGACGAAACATAATGATATAAAATTTGATATTAATGATTTAAATTACGAAAAAGATAAAAAAATACAACTATCAAGTAAATTTTATAAGGGAGAAATGAAACCAATAACTCAAGCAAACCCAAAAGCAATTACATATTGGACTGATGGAAGATTTCATACTATTGATATGGAACAAGCATTTAAAAATATGGGTAATTTTATTGGTGATTTTATAAATGATTACATATTAATATCTACTTATTTAGGTATAAATAATAAAAAAGATGCTGTATTAGATTTAATAAGTAAAGTAAAAAAAATAAATCCAGAAGTGAGTGAGTGGTTATTAAATTATTCAAAAGATAAATGGTTAAAATAAAGGAGACTTGTATAAAAAAAATTGAAATAAATTTTAGAATACTAAAAAGGTATATAAACAAACAAAATGGATAGTGCTACAATTCAAATGGTTATTGCGAATGTTGATGAGAGAATTGAAAGTGTTGAGGCAAAACTTTTAGGAGTAATGATGAAAGGTGTAATATCTTTTGTTGTTGATGGTGTTGATTTAGGAGAAACATTACATTCTTTGGATGCTGACAATTACAAAAAGAATATTGAAATCTTGAAAGTAGAAAAATTAATATATCAGTCTTTAATGAAAGCAGACAACAAGAGAATATTTCCTTTGTTGTATGCTAAATATGCTGGTTTAGTTACAGAGAGTTTAGAGATTGCTAAAACTTGGTTTGTTGAGGAGCAAGACTATATTGAGTATGCTGACAAAACAAAAACTCAAATGGCGTATATTGAGAAACTATGTAAATACGGAGAAAAGAAATGAAAAAGTCCCTATAATTCAAGGGCGATTAATCAATTGTTAAGATTTTAAACAGAATAATACGAAAATTAAGAAAGATATTAATAAATTAATGATTAAAAGTGTATATAGGATTAATAAAAAATTTTTTATTTAGCAGACCCTATCATAATTCAGTAAAAAAATGACTATTAATCTTAATAATTGTATTATATACTCTTTTTTTGTTTAAAATCTTAACAATTGATTAAACGCCCTACAAATAAATCTCCATATCATTTAATTCCAAGATACTATCAACAAATTCTTTTAGGTTTCCTCTTGGTCTATCAGGATGATGTCCCCAACTCATTCCATTACAAGAATGATGAATACAACTTTCCCAAAAATCACATTTCATTATATTCTTAATATATTTTATTTTACATAAGTCTCCCTTGATTAATGGTAAGAACCATTTGCTTTCCTCCGCATACATATCCGCAGTCAAGTCAATATATTTCCCAGTCTCAATATGTCTCATTACAGAATGGAGTTCAAATACATAATGAGTTCCGCAAGGACAAGATGTAAAGTTATAACCTACTATCCATTCATATTTGGGAGATGACTTATTTAATATTGTATCCAGTATATCGCAGTTATGATGACAGAGTTGTCTTGACATCAAAGGTTTTATTTGTATCAATACAGGTAGAATATCTGTTTTAATTTTTATTTCATTTGTTGTCTTATCATTCACCCAAGATGTTCTTGGGAGTAAAGGATTAAAATAAATACTCTCTTGTAATTCTCCTACTGATGATAAGTAAGGTCGTATTTGTTTTCTGTAATATTTCATAATGACTTTTTCGTTGTTAGTAATAAACTCCATCTTGAATATACTTTTTTGTATTGTATAATATGAAATCAATTTTTTTAAATCATCTTAACATCCACAGGTATTTTCATCATATCAATTCCTCCTTTTTCATCATCACTTTTAATAGCACTCAATACATCAATGGGTTTTCTTTTTGTAGGGTCTTTAGATTGAAAGAATTGAGACAATATCCATTCGTTCTTTTTCCAATCAATACTCTTATTCAAGTCATCAAAATATTCCAAGAATGTATCTACATCTGTATATAAGTCTTTTGTTCTATGTTCCCAAGCATTAATATAATGTAAGAAAGCGCAACAATACCAACCACAAGCATTATTCATTAATGACTGAATATCCTTATTTGTATGCGGTAAGTCTTTGGCGCAATTATTTTTTACAAACTTTTTAATGCTCTCACTTGGAGGTGCGCCGTATGGGTCAAAGAATATAGGTTCAATTTGTCCGTTAGGATATTTATTTACTTGTAAGCAAGTCCAGTGAGAACCCTCGTTCAAGTTTCCTCCCTCATCAACAGAATTGTCTAAATTAATTATATAACCAGTATTGTATTTTAATTGTCTTGGTAGTTCATCTTTGAAATAAACACCCTCTAAAGGAAAGTTCATTTTTTTTGATAAGGTTTCTAATTGGTGGTCTGTAAGCATATATTCAATTTAGAAAATATTATTTAATATTAAACTTAATTAACATATCTTGCGTATGCTGGAGGTAGAGTATGTTTAAACTGATAATTAGAACTGAATGGTTGAGACAACATAGCAGGTGGTAATGAATGCGCCGACTGAACGAAACGACTACCTGTGCCTACACTACCTACCTCTTTTGTTTTATGATGATGAATACCCAATCCAAATACAGGATGTTGTTGAGGTTGTTGAGGAGGTTCAAATACGCTTTTAGGTGTTAGGAGAATAGAGGGAACACCAGTATTATATGTATTGGATAAATCGCTTGCTCTATTACCCTCCATAACTGCTCTTTGACTTTGCGCTAAAGCATTACTCAAAGTTGCTTTTCCTAAAACATTATAATTTGCTCCAGTATCTTGGGATAAATTACTCAATACCTCATTTTGTTTTAAAGCACCCTCTAATTGAGAATGAGCGATTTTATTACGAGGACCGCCAGCATTTCTTTTTGGTTGATATTTACTTGGATTGTCTAAATAATCCATTCCTAATGCTCCTAAAGAACCAGCAGTTCCATATATGAGGGGGACTGCCGAGGCACCTAATCCACCAGTCGCAACAAATTCAGTTCCAGCAAGTCCAGTTGCTAAAGCACCAAGACCTCCTACAATACCTGCTTTAGCAACTGGTTTGAGAGCATCACCTATAGCATATGCTCCCTCTTTCAATCCTCTTTTATCTAAAAATTTATCAAACTTACTACCAAAGATGCCTTGACCTCCCATTTGAGGAGTTGCCTCTTGGTTTGCTGAAATCTCTTGAGGTGAAAGTGATATTTCCATACCTTTACCTCTTGTAAATGTTTTTGACATTAAATCGTATTTTTCCGGATGAACGACTAAATTATATCCTTTGCCTTGAATTGCTCCTCCAACTCTTACTTTATGTCCTCGTCTTAATTTTGAAAGTTGATGTTTGGATGCCTTAATATGTATAACATTCATTTATACATATTACTAAAGATAAAAAAATAATGGGATTTTATTAATTATGAAATAATGAGATTTCTTAAACTCTACTGCCTGTGAGTAGGTCAATTGAAACATCGCAAGCATATTCAATAAAGACCCACAGATTGAGGTTAGAGGTAGTTTGGTTATTTCCTACAATTTGAATTGACTTGGGGACGCTTTCCTCAACAGGCAACATTCTCGCAACATTCACATAGTAGTAGCAGTAAGACATTTGGAAAGCAAGATAATCAATTAATGAACTTGTCAGTCCGTCTGTCTGTCCGCCATTTACTGCGTTACATCCGTATAGTTGGTTGTTGAATTCCTCAAACGCATATCGTTGGGTGTTATATATAGCATTTTGTCCGCTTACAACCACATTAAAGTTGGTAAGGAGAGCAAGAGGAGCAGTCGGTCCGCAACCAGCAGGGTCAAAGGGTGACTGGTATTCAGGGATAGTTGCCGACGAAATAAAAGGAATAACCAATACGCTCTTAATTCCAGCAATACCATTCGTAATCAACTGATTGAATTGAGTATTGGGTGTAACATTTGTAATTTGATACTGGTAAATATCCGTATAGTTAATCGTTTTAACTGGAGAAGAAAGGTATGCTTGCTCAAAAACAGGATTAAATGTATAGGCAGGAACATACAAATAAATATTTGCGGATAGAGGACCCACTGGATTAGTTGGGAAACTGGAACCACCATTAACAATTTTACTACCAACTGACAAATTAATAGCATAACTACCTACTGAAGGAGTTGCTCCACTTCCAATATATGCTCTACCACCATTATTCGCAAGAGCAGAGGCAACTAAAATAGGACAGACACCTCCAACTGGAACACTGACAGCAGTAGCAGTAATCGTAAGTGGAGTAGTAGAAGCATTAGCATAAGTGCCTTCAATTTCAATATTGGAATTATTTAAATTCATAGTCATTTTCATAAAGACACCTTTAAGCAAAGGAATTTGCTGAAAGAAAGAATGAATATGTTTAAGATAAACAATACCAGTAATAGAAATCTGTTGCGTATCTGCGGTTTGAGTTGTAATATAAGATTTCCAAAGATTATTAAATGATTGCGTTGTTGAAATAGTAGAACCACCACCATTAGGATTTAAACCATAAGTAATTGTTGTTGCGCCTCCTGCGGTTAAAGCACCAACAATACCTTGAGGATTAAAACAAATATTTTTCTGTCTATTCAAAAATCCAATATTACCTCTGTTGCTGTTAAAATTATTAAAAGCACCTGAAACTTGTGTAACTTGAATAAGATTAGTGTTATTACAAACACCAGCACCAGTAGCAGTTGGAACCGCATTTACTGAAAAACTGGTAGGGTCATCAGGATAAAAACCAATTGTTGCTCCCTGCGTTAAAACATCATTCCAAGACAAACTCGTCAGCAATTTAAATGAGTTCCACATATTACAGAAAGGGGTCTGTTGAATAATTGTTGTGCCGTTATAATCTAAAGTAAAAGAATGAATAATAGAACCAAACCAATTCTTTAAACCAACAGAGTAATCACCGCAAGTTGCTGGAGTATTCAAAGCACCAAACTCTCCATAAGTCGTTAAAATCATAGGAACAAGCAAATATGCCTCTCGGTAAGACATATACTTATTACTATTAGACAACTGGGATGTATCAATAATGGACTGATTACCATTATAATTTCCGTTTTGATTGTCTAAAATATTCAACCAATCTTTCTTAACAAAGACATTAGGTGTTGCCTCAACCTCATTAGATAAATCAAAAATCAGTTTGTCGGTCGCCATTATATTATTACTACAGAAAATAAATTTAGAAATTGAATGTAATATTCTTATCTTTTTTTAATTTCGGTTTTTTAATCATAAGACTATCCAATTTATCTCCTAAATTCTTGGATATACCACTACCCCTAAAAGTAGGATTTTGGTTGGTTGTATCAAAGTAATCTTCTAAAGAACTATAAGAGGCGCCAGCAGACGGACCGCCTAAACCTCCATTCAACAAAACAGAACCTATGCCTTTTCCTTTCTTAAATGTATGGGTCTTTTGTCCTCCAGCAAAATACGCTTTCTTAATCATTATATATTAGGTCAAGATTTTAATTGTCTAATTTTTGTTTTATTTTTCTTTTGAGATTTCGTAGTCTTAAAGTATTCATCATTAATGTATTCAAAAGACTAAATTGTTTTTGTAAGTCTTTTTCTTTATCACTATCTACACCTGTTTTAATATCTGCTAAAAGAGATTGCTGTTCTTTTTGTAGGTTGTCGTAAAGGGTGTCTAAATACTGCTCGGTCAAGTCGTTGGTATTCATTATATAATTAAGATACAAAATAAAAGAAATTGTTATACGCATTACTTTCCTACACCTTCGCTTGCGTCTTTAATAACAAGCATAATAGAGGTTTGAGGGTCATTCAATTTAATAGGCGATAGATTTGCTCCTAAAAAAGTAACCAGTAATTCATTATATGTTCCATCAATCATTAAATTCCAAGTAAATTGAGGAGGTGTTGAGGTAATCAAAGAACCAATCGCTCCTGTAGGACTAATTGAATAAATAATAGAACTGGGTAAAGCATAAGGGTTATTAATATTAGAGATAGAAAGATAAATAGAACTATTCGGTTGTAATTCAGGTGAGGTATTAGAAAGACAACTAATCGTTCCATATCCATTTTTTACTATAAGCGTTTGATTAGCAGGTGGAACATAAGCATCATTTGTATTATCAGGTGTTACAAAAGCAGTTGTAAAACCAAAAATACCATTTAGATTTAGAGGAATAGTAATAATAGGATTGAATGATTGAGTAGGAAAAACAAATCCTGCTGGTGCTGTATAACCAGTTGGTAATGAGGTAGGAAATAAATAAGTATTAATTTGAATAGCATATCTTGTAGGATTTACAATAAATTCTGCGTAATAAACATTCTTACCATTACTATCTATTAAAAATTGATTGTTTTGAATAAATGTAAATTGGAGTAAAGCATTCAAATCAGCAATTTCATACAGACCATCAGGAATAACAATTGTATAAGTTGTGGATACAGCGCCCTCAACCCAAGTATAAGAAAAAGTGTTATTACCTAATGCTTGAGTAATATTATACCAAGAATAATACATACTTACATTTGATACGGCAATTGAATTGCTTTTAAACAAAATAGAGTTTGGAAATTTATACAAAAATCTATTGTTCTGTCCGTCTTGTATAATATTACTGGAGTTTAAAATAATGGTTCTCATATTGTTATAAGTGGAGATTATATTTTTTTTTCCTAAACGATTTATTTTTGAAAAGGTAATAAAGATGGAACAGATACATAATGTCCGTCTTGATGAAAGACTTTATCACCTTTCTTTGTAGTAAAATTCATATCTCCTTTATGTGTTCTTGATTTTGTTCCTTTCTTTGCTGTAAAATCCATATCTCCTATATGCGTTTTAGAGGGAGAACCTTTATGAAATCCTCGTCCAGCAATCCCTAAAGCAGTAGGAACTTGAGAACCACCAAAGAAAAAAGGTGCTTGAAATCCACCACTCCTTAATTGAGGTATGTTGTTAGAAAGATGAGGGTTATTCACCTTGGGATGAAAATTATAGTTATAACTCATTATATTATATCTTGAGAAAATAATTTAATACCCTAAAGACGCAAGTTCCATTAATATTTCTTTTCCCTCATTTTTCGGCAACAAATCTTTATTGATTAGTTTTACAATAAGGAGTTTAAATTTTTTTATGTATTCAACATTATCATTACCATTCATTATCTCTCCTTTCATAATTTCAAATTCATTAATGTTTTTATCTAATTCTGCTTTATTGGGTGTAGGAATAGTCAGTTTATCAATAATGTTTGTTTGCTTGGTGATTTTATATAAATAGTGTTTTTCATCATCACTTAATTTATCTAAATGAGAATAATTGGGAACACCTCCTCCAACAATTGTTCTTACAACATCTCCTAAATTACTTGAAACTCTTTTTACAGGTATTTTTGCTGAATGTCCGTTTTCTCGTCTTATACTAATAATATTTTGATTGAGTTTAGGATTACTAATATAATATTTTCCTAATTGAGAATAAGTCTTTTGAGGCATTATTCCTCTTGTTCTATCAATCGTTATTGGTTTTACTCTTTTTAATCCTCTGCCTTTTATTCCTCTACCTTCTGCTGATTGAGCGCCTCCTACTTCAGCACCTCCTACTGGTTGTTTTTTAGGTCTTTGTATTTTTTTTACTACAACTGGAGGAGCAACTGCTGGTGAAACTGGCGCTCCTCCTTCTTTACTTGGAATACCTGCTTTGATTTCTGCTTTTAAATTATCTAAATATTCACTTACTGCTAATTGTGCTTCTGTAAATGCGTCTTGATAAAGACTTCTATGTTGTTTATTTGTAGGTCTTTTATCTTTTACACCCAAATCTGTTCTTGTTGTGTTTGGAATTTTAAATTTTTGTATTGCGTTTATAAAGTCATTCATTGCTACTGCTGTATCTGCTCCTAATGCTGTATCTGCGAGTTCTGTTAAAGCATCAAATTTATCTTGTTTTCTTTGTAATTCACTTTCTGCTTTTAATCTTTGTCTTTCTTCTGCTAAAGATGCTGATTTTACTCTTGGTGTTTCTACTCTTGGACTGGATAATGCTGTTTGAGGAGGTGCTTCAAATGGATTTTCTAAACCTCCTACTTCTCTTGAAACCAAATTATAAATCATTCTCATTTGTTCTTTTGTTTGAGGAGATTGAGCGATTTCTTGTAATATTTGTTCTCCTATCATATTTATTCTTTGTTTGTCTTTTTGTAAAGTCGCCACTTGTAATTGTCTTAAAAGAGTATTGAGGGATTGTGCCGAGGGCATTCCTTGAATAATTTGTCCTGTGTATTGAGAAACGACTGCTTGTGTATTTAAATCTTGTATTTGTGCTATAGCAGTCATTAATTCTCTTGAGGGTAATATATTGACTAATGCTTGTGCGGTTTGTTCTATTTCTCTTAATAGTTGTTCGTTCATTAATCCTACATCTCCTCTTAGTTGTCCTATCAATTGTTTTAATTGTTTTTGGTCGGCAATCTGTTTGAGTTGTTGAATACCAGCAATAATATCTTGTCCTTGTCCTTGTTGTAATCCTAAATCAATTCCATAATTTTTATTGGCGTTCTCCATATAACTATCTAACCAACCAATAAATACATCTGCTGGAATACCTGTAGCATATTTTGGTTTTATTATTTTTACTACCTCTCCAATATTATTTCCTAAAAATTGTAATTGCTCTGCTGATAATTGTTGAACGATTGAATTAGCATTCGCACCATCTGCGATTTGTGAAAGTTCTGCTCGTATTTCTATTTTCAATCTTTCCAAGTCAGCAAGTTTTTCCTCACTTGTTCTCGTATCTGTTAAAGTAGTAGGTGTCTGTCCTGTCTTTTGATAAATTTTATTTGCTTGTAAATTCATATCATTAATGTTCGCCTGTAGTGCTAAATTAGCGAGGTAATTTTGCCTAAACTTGGAGGCATCAGTTGGAAAATTATTTGGTTGTCCGCTCATTTGTTATATATAAAGATAAAAAAATTATCTTTTGAAAACTGGATAAGTTGTATAGTCTTGTTTCTCTGTTGAAAACAAAATGTCCTGACAAATTTCATTAAATTTTTCATCTACTATTTCATTCTGTTCCTCAAACAATAATTTTACCTTTTCAATAAGCACTCGTTTTTGTAATTGAGAAAATCTTTTTGTATCTGTAGTAATTGGATGAAATCCCATTTCACTTAAAACAATTGCTTTACATTTTACTACTTTATCTTTTTTATCTTTTAATTCTTGTTCCTCTTGAGTAAGGACTGGTTCAGGGTCATCAGGAGATAAAGATAATAGTGGTGGGTTCAAAGGTTCCTCCATATAATTAAGGTAGATATTTTATTTTTATATTTTAAACTTAAAAATAAAATTGATTTATATTTTCTCTTTTGTAATTAATAAAAAATGAATATCAGCGAGAAATTTATGAAAGGATGGAATGAATATGATTTACCCAGTAAAAATACAAATGATTGGAAATATGCTGGAGGTAATACAGGACGACATTTAAATTATTATAAAATTCTTTATCCTAATGATGATTTACCTGAGAGACAAGATAATTGTGTATGCGGTCATTTTATCGTTGAGAATTGTTATATTGAGTATCAAGGGTATTTTGCTGTGTTAGGTAATTGTTGTATTAAACGATTTATTGAAAAATGTAATAGGACTTGTGAAATATGTGGAGCAACGCATAAATCAAGAACGCATAATAGATGTAAGGATTGTAAAATAAAAAAAGAACCTCCTAAATTTAGAAATTGTTTGAGTTGTAATATAAGAATTGAATACGAACCGAGAAAGACGAAATGTTATATGTGTTGGTCTATTGAAAATTAATTATTTTGTTTTGGTTGTTTGATTTCAAAACAATCAAAATCAAACCCATTACGATTTACATAATTCTTTTTTTTAGACCCATTTACAGGATTATTTGTTCCCTCTAAATAACCCCAACAACTTTTTCTTATTAAATTTTTATTGTATAATGAGATTGGTTTATTTGCTATAAATTTTGAATTACTACATCTTAATCGTATTTCTAATAAGTCTTTTTCTCCTTCCCAGCGTTTTGGTAAATAATGTTTATAAATATACCATACTCTATCGTCTATTATAATATTATCGTATTGTTCTGTTTCTTTACTTTCTATATTTATCCTACTTAATATATCAACCCAAAATATTTCATCTACAAACTCCTCTGCTTTGATTTGCTTTTTTGTTTGTTTCGTCATCTTACTATTAAAAAAATATATTCATTATTTTTAAATCAATTTTTTTTAATCCCTATAGTGAAAGAGGGATTTTAGTGGAAATACCAGTGGGAGAGACCTTTATTTCTACCCCTCCTCATTATTTTTTTTTTACTTTTTATTTTTTTTTTATTTTTTCTTTTTTTCTATAGACCCCCTCAACCTGCCCTTGAAATCCTACTTTCCCACTTTCTTATTATTTATTAAAAAAATAGATAATAAATAATAATAAGAATATATGAGTTTAACACCATAAAGGTAAGAAACACAAAAAACAAAGGGCAGAGGGATTTCTATTTTGGAATACCACTCAAGAGGGTTTCTATTCCCCCTCCTCATCCTCACCTGAGAATTTCCATTCTATATCAATATAATTTGTTTTCCCATTACTTTCCTTACTATTAATCTTGTATATTTTTTTCATATCTCTTGTAAATTTATTAGTTGTTCGTTTATCTTTGTCTTTATGATTTTTTACTAACCAATCGTTATAGGTCTTAATAAATTCATTTCTATTTATTTTTTTCCCATCAATAAGATTACATCTTTCAGTAATAAAAGTTTGTAATTCGTCCTCCGTATTATCCTCAATACATTCTGCTTTGGAATTAATCATATCCTCAGTATATTCAAATTTTGTTTGAACTATACCATATTTCATAATATAATTAAAAATATCGTTTTTATGGGAATAGAGAATAGGTTTGTATTCATCATTTAATTCAAAAGAATTCATAAAAGGTATAATGACAAGACGATTGTTAATTGCTTTTTCTACTTGTATTTTAGGCATTTTATTTGTTAAAGCAAATAGATTACTAACAATATGTAATGTTTCATCTGTTTTACAAATACCTCTTACATTAATAATACCATCACCTGTAATTTGTTTTACGATTGGAACATTTAATTCATCTTTATCAGTCATTTCACTTACATAACCCATACGATTAACACCTAACTTTTCAAATTCAGTAGATAAATGAGTTGTTGCTTTCGTTGTTAATAAAACAGACCTACTTATCGTATCAATAAAATTACCAAATATTTTTACTAATAATTCCATAAATAAACTTTTACCATTATTACCATCACCAGTAAGGAAAAATATATATCTTAAAGGTTTTCCAGTCATACAACTTTTAATAATATTTAATACAACCTGTATCAAATCTTTTTTATTACAAAATAAATCATTAAAATATTTATCCGCAAAGGTTTCATCAAACTCATCAAAATACTCCACATCACATTCAAAGTTAAATATATCCTCCGCAGTTCGTTCTCTTACTGAATTATCTAACAAATTAAATATTTTTGTATTTTTCAAAGGCAATAAATATTCTTGTCTATTTATTTTTTTAATAAAGTCAGGGTCATAAGTGATTTCACACAACTCTCTCATAATATTATTTTTGTCTGTTGTTTTTTTTAATTTATTCATTAATGAACCTAAATTTTTTAATTGTTTTGTCATACTCTCTTGTTTTTCTGTTTCTGTTTCTTTATCTAATTCTATTAATATCTCTTTTACTATTTTTTCAAAGTAATCATATAATTTAGTAGATAGATAGTTTCTTGCCTTATTGCTCCCATTCTTATCCCATAATAATTTATCTGTTAAAACATACATTTCTTTTAAAGCGATATTTGTTGTAATAAATTTATTTTGATATAGTTTATCTAATAATACAGCAATATCATATTCCGTATTGCTTTCTATTGCCTTATTTGCTATTAATTCTATTTCACTTTGATTTGGTTTATTTTCAATAATGATTTTTTTAGATTTTGTTTTTTTAGGAAATAGTTTATTGTAAAGGTCTTTGTTTTCCTCTTGAGATTTAAAAATAAGAGTTCCTATTGTCATTTTTTTATCAACCCTTAAATGTCTATCTAATATTTTTTGATATTCTTTATTGACACCATCCTCGTCATAATTATTACTCAACTTTGAAAACTGGTGAATTAATTGTAATCCCTCCTCTTTGTTTTCTACTGAATTAAATATCGCACAAACTATTTGAAACCAGTCTGTATAATTAATAGACTGAGTTTTAAAGTATTCAAAATTTTCTAATAACACTTTTATTTTTTTCCCATTATCACTTTGAGAATATTTAGGTTCCTCCTTTTTATTTTCCTCCTCTTTCTTGGGTTCAGTTTTTTTATTTATTTGTTTCATAAAATAATCCATATCAGGAACTCCGTTTTCATCAAAATACATAAAGTCAGTAAAGTTGGTAGGCATTCTATTAATCTATAGGGAGATTTTATTTTTAAATCAATTTTTTTTTAATAATAAAACAAAATTAATTTTTTCCTAAATTTCTCCGTTCAATTTCTTTTAATATTTCAATCAATAAAGTTGCCTTAAACTTTCTCTTGAGATAAGTTTTGCGTCTAATTTCTCTCATCTTATCAGGGTTGTTCTTTTGGTATTTGTAAATACTCTTTTTGTTTTGTAGATAGGTTCCATTCATACTAATATAATACTATAGGATTTTTTTATATTCTTTCGTTTGTAATTAGTATATTACCTCCAAAGTCCATATCAATTCGTTTTAATCCCTCACTTAATAGGTCTATTAATTCCTCCAATTCTTTTTCGTATTTTTGTTTTCGTATTTTCTCAATACAAGAAAAATGATGAGTGCGACCTAAAAAATCAATTCGTTTGGTTTTTCGTAATGACTTATTACATAATAAGCAAAGCATACTATCTAACTATATTTTAATCGTCCTCAATTAACTCATTTAACAATTTTAAATTATCCTCAAGATTATCGTATTTACCACAAAGCAATACAGCACTTAACAAAGAGGGACTTATAATATGATTTTCAATTAGGTTTCTTTCTGTTGTATTTCCTAAATGTCGTTTCCAATAATTTTCTCTTTTTTTTTATCTTTATGGTCTAAATAGGTCTGCGACCCCTCCAGTCCAAAATCAATCTCCTTACCAGTAGATAATATAGCAGTATATTTTTTATTTTTTTTAGTAGAGGGTATAATATTTATTATTTTCATATATATTATAGGATTTATTTTTTATTACTTTCTAAATCGTTATTACCCAAAGTTTTACTCCTTTCAATCTCAAGTTCATCTACCTTTTCCTCTAATTCTACATCTCGTTCAATCGTAATACCACAACAAGAACACTTATGACATTTGCTTTTATATATAACTCTTGATAATCCTAAAATACAACCAATAACAGAGGTAATTAAAAAGGAAAAGAATACTGCGTCAAAAGTAGCAGTATCCATAAATTATCTGTATATTAAATATTCCTCAATTATATCCATATAGGATTGTTTTACATAATTGCTATAATAACAATTAGGAGAGTTTAAATATTTGAATAATTGTAATGCTTTCAATTTACTATCAAAATCTATAATATCATCAGGGGATATATATTTATGATTGTAAGTAGATAAGTATAGTCTATTGGTATATTGAAACATTATATTGCTATAAAATTTCTTTTTTTCCTTATTACAATTTCTCATCTTGTATCTATTCAATAAAAATTTATTAAAAAATCTTTTTTGCTTGATAGGTATTTTTAAATTAGGTTTATGTTTAGGTCTAACATAACAATAAGGACTACTATTAAACTCCTGACGACATATAGGACATATTGTTTTTTTTTTGACTAATATTTTTAAACAGGGGATACAATTAAAGTGAGAACATTCTAATTTGTTTTCAGTAGGGTCTAAACAAATACTACATATATCCATATATATAATTAAGATTATTTATATCCATAAACTACCGCTTGTAAAGTCATATTATTACCAGCACCAATACTCGCTTGTTGAATAGTTAAACCAGTTATGGTCGCACCATTCAAAGAAGTCGCGGTTATATTTGCGTCTCTATAACCACTAACCCCAGGGTTTCCATAAAAACTTTTACATTTCAATCCTACTTGATTAGCAGTAGTATTCGCAAATCCAACATTTTCAATCTCTATAACAACTTGTTTATTGGGAGTAGAAGAAACCGCAAAAACCAAAGGAGCAGACGATAAAGTAGCACCAGCAGTATAAACAGCAGAAAGGACAGATGGAGCAGAACTAACTAACTCCATACCATATAAATTACCAGTTGTAGGAACACCAGTCCCCAAAAATCCAGCGAGAGCATAACTGGGATAAGCAGTAAAAGTATTTTGTGCTAATGAGTTTAATACAACTCTATAATTTGTATAAGTAGAATTAAAAATAGAAGTAAAACTTAAATTTGTAGAAGATGCTGACCCAGTAATCGCAATTTGAGTAGTTGATAAATATACCAACCCACCAGTAGATAATAACCCAGAAAAATTTGTAGCAGATAAAGTAGAAGTAGATGGATTATATGAAAGCGGACCAGTCGTATCATCTACATATAAAGTTCTTTGAGAACCAGCAACATTTTTACTAAAAGGTATATAGTATGTTCCACTCGTATTATCAGTTAATAAAGTAATCGCAGAAGCAGAAGAAGCAGTCCCAGTAAGATTTCCAGCAAAGGTAGTCGCCGTTATTGTATTGGTTGATGGATTACAACTTAATCCAGCGGTTTTTTGGACGGAACCATTCCCAGTTGAACTACTATCACTAAAATTTATGTAATGAGTTAAATTAGCATTTGTATTCGTAGTTGTTATAGTTGTAGCGAGTGAAGCAGTTGAAGCAGTTGTAGCAGAAGAAGCAATCCCAGTTAAATTACCAACAAAATTAGAAGCAACTATTTCTCCATCTCCTACACCATTTTTATTTATATAAGTTTTACCGCTTGGAGCAGTTAAATAAACATTACTACTAAAACTTTTCATAGTTAATAGGGTAGCAGTTGTGTAATTTGAACTATTATTAGCAGAAATAGTTAAATCTCCATTATAAGTTGTAGTATAACTATTACCATTACCATCAAATAATTCTATTACTGGATAGGTAGTTGATAAATCAAAATTTATAAAACCATCTGTATTACTTTGATTTTGTATTTTTACATTTATAGCGTCCTCCAAAATAGTATCATTTGAAGCAAATAAATTTATTCCCTCGTTATTACCATTCAAATCAATTTTATTACCAGTCAAAGAAACGAAATCGCTCCCAGCATCAATATTTATATCTCCGCCATAATTCGTTATACTGGCGCAGTTTGTTATAGGATTAGTATTCATATTCAAAGTAGAATTCAAATTAATACCATTCGTTGCTCCTAAAGTAAGAGTATCATTAGAAACAATATTAAAATTTAAATCAGTTGTAATACCATCAATAAAATAATTGGATACTTTTGTTTGGATAGGCAATAAAACATCATTACTAAGAGTAATACCTTTTTCATAAAAAATAGAAGTCGTATTATCATCAGCAGATAAACAACCAGCACCATTATCTTTTTGAACGGAGGGTGTATAGACAGACATTTATATATCTAAAGATAATAATTTTTAATATTTAATGATAAATTGTAGCGAACAAAATGGAGGATAAAATTGTCCCTGACCCTGAGTTGAACTATATACTGGATTTCCATCTGTATCTTCCATTGTGCTGGTATTGTTTGAAAAAGGAGTTCCTGTTCCGCTTTTAACATACGATTGAGAACCACCTGTTGTGAGAAGCGAACCACCGCTAAGCGAACTGATGTAATTACTACTTGGATTATTTGCTTGATGTAAATGGTCTGGAATTTGAGTAAGAGTAATAGTGCTTGTTCCACCACAAATTACTGGATTTTGACTATTACCAGTTCCATCTGCTTGAGTTACACCTAACAATCCCTGAGATGTTGAATAACAACCACCAGCAACTGGAAATACTGCCGTCCCCTGAGTTCCACTATGAAAGATAGGAACATTAAAATAACCAGCAGGTGTTGATGGTGAATTATAATAAGTTCCAATAACAGCATACAAATTAGCATAAGTTCCAGTTGTAGAATAGGTAGTTGTATCACACCATAAATAACCAGTAGGCGGAGTAGTCCCTGACCCACCATACATCAAAATAGTTCCAGTAGGATTACTACTTAATCCTCCAATAGAATTTTGAACGAAAGCAGTCGTTGCTATTTTTGTTGAATTATCTCCAGTAGTAGGAGTAATTGTAGTGGTTGAAAGCGGTAGATTGTTTCCCTGACCAGTAAATTGCGCCATCAATATAGGAGCAGTAGAACTATTAGAAGCGTAAAAATTAAATCCTCCAACATCACCAGCACCCTGTCCGTAAGACAAAAAATCTGTTTCTCCTCCCCCAGCACTCCAATCCCAACCCAAACCAAAACCAGTTTGACTACCACTACCAGTTGTAGGAAGAGATGCTAAACTATTCATAATAACACCATTCGCTAAATTTAAAAAAGAATTAAAATAGGTAGTATTGCTAAATTCATTATAACCAGTAAAATTTTGTGGAGTTGTAGAAGTCCCACCTGCTAATTGAGCAGAACCAGTTGTAGAACTCGCAGTTGTTTGTTGAGTTCCATCAGGAAATTCCAAATAATTACCAGTTCCTGACATAATAATATTATCATAAAAGGTTGCTACATCACCTACATTTACTGCTAATAAATTTTCTGTCCCCTGCGCATTAGGAAACCCTAAGAAATATTGTAATCCACTTGTAGAGGTAATTGCCTCCTCTACAGGGTTAAAAAATGCTGAATTAAATATGGGTGAATTCTCTGTTGGTGGTGGATATGCGACGCCTAATCCTGACATATTATTATAAGTTAAGATTTTATTTTTATTTTCTAAACATATAGAAATATGCCTCCTAAAAAAAAAGAGAAAGAACCTGACGGCAAAATTGTTAATATGTATGAAAAAATACCAAAAGAATATTTAGATAAAGTAGATAATCCAAATTTTCATTTACATAATTTAAAAATACCTTTTAGAATGTGTGTTGTTGCTCCAAGTGGTAGTGGTAAATCTAATTTTTTACTAAATTTAATTTCTGTATTTTGCGCAGGTAATAAAGGGACTTTTTCTACTATTCATATAATTACTCGCAACAAAGATGAGGCATTATATAAATGGGTTAGTAGTGAATGCGACCAAATAAGAATAACAGAGGGTCTATCTACAACTCCTAAATTAGATGACTTTGATAAAGAAAAAAACCATTTAGTAGTTTGGGATGATTTAGTGCTTTCAAAAGATTTAAGTATGGTTGAAAATTATTATATAAGAGCAAGAAAATTAAATTGTTCTGTTATTTTTCTTTCTCAATCTTATTTTAAAATTCCAAAAATTATTCGCAATAATTGTTCTTATATGGTATTATTAAAATTAAGTGGTAATAGAGAGGTAAATATAATTTTAAGTGAATTTGGTTTGGGTGTATCCAAAGAGGAATTAATAAAATTATATGAGTATGCTACAAAAGAAAAATTCAGTCCTCTTGTTATTGATATGGAGGCAGAAAAAGAAAAAAGATTTAGAAAAGGTTTATTACAAATATTAGATACAAATAGATTAGAATTATACAATTAATTCTATTTAGTGATTTATTATTCAATTTTTTTTCTCTTAATTATATAATGGAATGGATATTGAGATTACAAGAAGAAGAAAAGAGAAAACAACGACAACAAGAAAAGAAAAGTAAATCACCTAAATCCCCCAAAGAAAAAAAACTCAAAGTAAAAAAGAAAGAGGAACCTGTAGAAAGTATCCTTGATTTTCAAAAACGAATTGAAAGAGAATATCAAGAAAGAAAACAAGCGCAAAAAGACGCCAAAAATAATTCACCTCCACCTTTGCGATTAGAATTACCTCAAAGTGCGGATAGTGATATAGATTGGGGAACACCAACTCCTAAATCAAAAACGCCAAAAGCAAAAACGCCAAAAGCAAAAACTCCAAGACTACAATTAGAACTACCCAAAGAAAAAGAGGATAAAAGAAAAAAAAAAGATAAAACACCTCAATTAAAAAGACCTCCTAAAACTCCTATCCCTGAGGAAAAGACAAGAAAGTATTTGAGAACAACAAATGTAGAAATACCGATAGTAGGTGAAACGGAGATTGCTATACCTGAATTCTTTGCTACTCAATATACTACAACAAAAACAAATAAAAAAACAGGAGAAAAAACAAAAGAAACAAAATATAGATTGGTTAATCCTTTGACAAAGGCAAGAAATTTATCTCAAAGAAAAGGACAGACCAGTATTAAATTAATTAGAAAACCGATTGAGAATGCGATTATAATGTCTCATCAAAAAGAACCTATACTCTTATCTTTATTCAGTAAAAAAGACAGAGAAACAATCAATCGTTATTTTCCAGTTATATTAGATAATTTAGGAAAACCAGTTGCTGAGGTTCCCAATACTGCGGATTTTAGAAACAAAGAAAGAGGACGACCTGAGGTATTACAAAAAAATATTGATGTTATGAGGAGTAGAGGACAAATGCCGAATACCAATATTGATGTATTTATAGGAGGAAAAGAGGGAGGTAGTAATCCAAATTATAGTGCGCCCAATACTCCTCATTACAGCGAGGATAATTATAGTGAGGCAACTACACCTACTCCTCGCACTCCAAAACAAAAAAGAGCATATAACAGAGTAAAACCAAAAAAATATGAAAACGACGAACAACAAAAAGAGGCATTACGCTTACAAAAAAGAGAGAGTGCTAAATTAATTAGAGATACAAAAAAATTTGGATTAGAAAGAGCAACTCAATTAAGAGATGAGAAAAGACAAAAAGACAAAGCAGAGGGTAATGATTGGGTTGAGGGATTAGTAAGTGCGATTGCGAAAAAAAGTAGAAAACCAAAATCAGGTGAGGGTCTATTGGATGCTTTGAAAAATACAGCAAACAGAGTTGTAAAAACAGCAAACAATACTGCGAACAAAGTGGTAAAATTTGCGAATGCGGTTGTAAATGGTAGAAACGATTATCCTCCCAAAGTAAGAACGATATTGGGTAGTTATGGAGACAATATTATTACCTCTCTTGTTATTTGTAGAACACCTGTTCCCTCTATATTAACAGGTGCTTTAAATGTTGTATCAGGAGGTGAATTCGCAAAAAATTTATCTAATGCTCCTTTTGATACTTTATATCATTTGTTTATTCGTATGGAATTGGATGGAGGAACGATTTTAACTTTAGAAAAAAATGAGGTGATTAATATGGATGTCTCACCTCCTTTACCACCCAATACAACAACGCAGGATGTTGTTAATTTACCTCCTCAATTGACACCTAACGAAATATTACAAAACGCTCAAAATATTATGAAAGGAAAATTTTTTACTTATTCAGCAAGAGATAATAATTGTCAAGATTTTATTTTAGCAATCTTTAATGGTAGTAATATAGGCAATCAAGAGGACAGAATGTTTATTAAACAAGATACAAAACAATTATTTGGAAACAATACTACTCTAAGAAAAATCAGTAATACAATAACAGATTTAGGCGCCAAGGTAAATACGATTACTACAGGAGCAGGATTAACAGATAATATTATAGCGCATTTTCATAAAGATAATAAAGAAATGATAAAATTAAAAAAGGCATTAGATAAACATATTTTAACAGAAAAGAAAACAGGTGGAGGTATTAGTGATAGTGATAGTGATAGTGATAGTGATAGTGATAGTGATAGTGATAGTGATAGTGATAGTGATATAGAAGGAGGAGGAATAAATTTTAAAAAGATTAAATGGGGTTCATTCTCTCATCAGTTCAAAATCTATAAACGCAAACATAAAAACATTAAGTCTTTAGAAGATTTTGCTAATTATATAATTGCGCATAAAAAGGAATTTAAAACCTCAACTTTTAAAAGAGCAGAATTCTATAAAAATATTATCTCTCATAATAATATAATGCCGAAAAAAGGTTGCGGAGTAGATGCTTTTAGTAATGCGGTTATTCATAGAGAAATGGTGGGCGAAACCCCACAAGGTAGAGGTCTGTTTGCTGGTGCTGGGATGTATGCTGGTGAAGGGTTGTATGCTGGCGCTCCTGAATATGAAGGCAGAGGTATAGTCGTTCATCACATTCATCATCATACTACAGAGGGAGGTTCTCTCAAGTCAATTGGTAATGCTTTCAAAAAGGCATTTTCTCCTCATAATGTATCAGTTGCCGAGCATTATGCTATTCCTGCGACAACTGGTGCTATTGGTAGTGCTTTAGGCGGTCCGCTGGGTGGTATTGCTGGTTCTTATGCTGGAACCCAAATTGATAAGGCAGTAGGCGTTCAAAACGATACGACTTTTAATACCTCAGGTAAAGGTATAAGACATAAGAAAGGGTCTGCTGAGGCAAAAGAATGGGGTAGGCGTATGCGAGAAATGAGAGAGGCAAAGAGAAAATAATTATTAAATTGCTCATTTTTAAAAATAAATAATAAAAAAAAATATTGAATTTATTATTTATTACTTAATTATAGTATGAGACCTACGCCTTTCTCTTTGCTTGTTTTTGTTGTTGTTTCTTTCTCTGTTGTCTTATACGCTCTGCCTCTGCTTCAGCAACTTTACGCTCAAACTCCTCTCGTTCTCTCTTTGCTTGTTCTTTTTTCTTGTTTGCCGACTTGGTCTTTTCTTGCTGAGACACCTTAACAGGTTTAGCATCCTCCAACGCTTTCAATAATTCTTGTTCTGCTACTCTATCTATTTCTTTTTGTTTGATTGCCTCCTGTTCCTCCAATACAAAGTCTCTCACTTGAAACTTTACTCGTTCGCCAGTATATTCATCCTTAACAATCAGGATAGATACTAAAGGTTTGGGTAATTTGCTGTTTTCATATTCATCCTTAGATGTCCTCTCTACAGATGTTAAAACTTTGGGTAATTTGGCGAGTTCATATCCAAAACGAAACATATCATCTTTTTTGTCAAAATATGCTGTTTCAGTAGAGGCGAACAGATGACTTTTGGCGAGTGATATTAAATCATTAAATATTCTAAAATTCTTTTTGATATATTGATGCCTGTCAGGATTTTTCTCTTTGTTGAGTTCTTGAGTAAATGTTATTAAGAAATCTTGTTCTGTATCTCTGTCCGTATGAAAATACCTCATCATTCTCGTCCATAACATAGCGATTGAGACGAAATCGTATGTTTCAAGGAACTTTTCCCCCAGTTCTCTGCCCTCATCACCACCTTCAAATTCCAATAACGCACAATATAATCTTACCTCTTTAATATCCATTTGCGTTGTTTTGTTCGTCATAAATCTTTCCATATTCATCAACCTCGCCATCCAATAAATAATACAAAAGTCAATCTGTGAAACCAAGAAATGTTCGCTCATTTTGTCTTTGGGAATATACCTTTTCTGTTTGTCAAAATTTATTTCAATTTTTTTTTTCTTCAATAAAAATACAAATAACTTATTTTTTTTATTTTTATTGATTTATATATTTTCAAAATTGCGCTAATTAGAAAGTGGAAATAGAAACCCTCTTGAGTGGTATTTCAAAATAGAAATCCTACTGCCTTTGTTTTTTGCGTTTCTTACCTTTATGGTGTTAAAGTCATATATATTATTATTTATTTTATTACTATAAATAAAAAATAGTGGGAAAGTGGGGTTTCAAGGGCAGGTTGAGAGGGTCT